TATGGTGGATTAAAGTTGTTTGGGCCGTTGTACGCTGCAAGTCCTGAACAACAAGTTTTTATCGCAAGAAAAATACAAGCAGCAGCAGGCATTCCAGAACACGTACCTAACCAATTCGGTTGTGGTGGTGGCTGGTAAATAATCAAAGGTAAGAGATGAACTTCGAAGAATGGCTAAAGCATGGCATTGAAAACGGTTTCTGCACGGAACAGTTTTGCAATACGCATGATGGCATGCCTATGCACGAGACCGAGGAACAAGCATGGGAAGAGGGTCAAGACCCTTGTGCTCATATGGTGAGGTTAGGAACTCCATCGGAGTGGGAATTACCGTCTTGGTGGTTTGATGGTGAATTAAATGTCTAGAACACTTAGTTTTCACACCACTGTAAATACGTTGCCCTATGTAGCAATTAACTGGGGAACAATAGTTGTTGATACATCGTCTTTATGGAAAGAAGGAGGCGAAGATGACAAATGAAGAACTATGGGAGCAACATTATCCCGATGATAAAATTCCGGGTAGTGCCAAGCCCCTTGAGGGCAAGTGCGGGGCAAAACTCAGAAACAAAGAGTTAAAAGAACTAGGTTTTGAACGTTATTGTGTCAAAACCGCAGGAATGGGAACGGAACATTTTGGTGAAGGAAGATGTAAATGGCATTTTGGCACTTCAATAAATCACGTTAAAAGCGCTGTACAAGTTCAAATGAAAAAAGAACTTGCTACATTGGCTGAACGTCTTGGAGAACCAGAACCATTAGGTCCACCCGAAGTAGAGGCATTTCAACTTGCTGGAAAAATGAAAGCATGGTCTTTAATTCTTGAAGACAAACTTAGTGAACTTAACGGAATACTTGAAGTAACCGATAAGGCTGGCGTTGAGCATGTTCGTGCATTAATCGAAATAATCGAAAGAGCCTGGGATAGATATCAAGGCTCACTTGAATTTATGATGAAGTACGACTTGCGTAAACGAGTAATTGAATTGGAAGAACACCAAGCACAACTTGTTGGAACTGCTTTCATGGCAATTATTTTGAGCCAAGACCTTAGGTTGTCTGAAGCACAAATTGAAATTGCTAGAAATCTTTTTTCTGCAAAAATGCAAGAGATGGGTCCAGCAATTGAGCCATCGTGGGCTTCAGGTATTATTAACCTAGATTAAACCATAAGTGATTAGACGCAAAGATAGGGGCCGGGAAACCGGCCCCTATTCTGCTTTCTAAGAGGTAATCCGGTAGCAGTGGCTATATTCGTTCCTCGAAGGTGCCACCACTACCGGACTTGTCTTGTTAAAGGGAATGGGTTAGAAGGACCCTTTAACTTGAAAAACCGTGCACTTAAGAGTGTGCGCGTAAGTCACGGCTAGACAATTGTTTATTGTAGGCTAATTTTTGTCTTTAGTCAAGGTTTCTTGCAACAAAAATCTTGTAGTTTGGTTTTTGTTTGACGGGCAACGATGGGTAACTTCGGTTGCTATTGCCCTAACGGTTGCCTTGCAACTTGGACACTTAAATTCCTTCATTCTTCTCCCCTTCTGAGATATCTTCCTTAACCATAGCAGACAATGGGGGATTAATCTCAACTACGTTAATTCTTTCTGTAATTATCAATTCGTTCCAGTCCCATTCGTAAGGGTCTTCTTCTTGCTCGTCTTCAAATAGTTCTACTTCTATAGTCATTTTATGCAAGGTTTTGGCAGATGTATTTTCAAGAATCTCTGTCATGGTTTTTTCGTCCCAAAGAACGGTAGCCAAAACTCGTCGTTGGTCAATTAGACGCACTTCGTACTCTGGAATCACATTTTCCGTATCTTTTACTTCCAAAGCATGCTCGACGGCTTGCCATGTAGGGATAGCATTGGACATTTCGCGGAACAAATCAAAGGCTTCTTCGGGCGTAACTTCACTTTCAAAGAAAATACCTACTTCTCGGTAAGACCTTCCACGTTTCTCATAAAGAGCAATTGTGTACTTTTGTGGTTCGTAAAAATAGTTCACTTAATCCTCCCAATCGTCCCAATCGTTTGAATCTACCAACATAAGCAATGCGGTCATAGTATCTATGGCGCAACTATCCATTGGAAAAGCCTGATTAGCGTCCTCGACTAGTTTGTAATACGACTCTTCCTTGTCATATCTCATTTTGCCGGTGTCTTCAAAGCAAACAACTCTAACTTCTGTGTCATCGGGCAAAACAACATATCCCATCCAATTACCGTTTCGCGCTACAGACCCCATTTCAAAGAAATAACCACGCAAAGGTTCGTAATTAGACGGTACAAGAAACTCGCGCTCAATATCAGTCATTTCGGCCAACATTTTGTCGACAAGTATCATTATTTTTCCTCTTTCAGGTGTAATTAAACATTACCACAAAAAGTCTGATACCATGTACAAATGGATGTTCACCAACTCCAGGAAAATGCGCTATTTACGACACTCCTGCCATGGGAGGATGACAACGCATATCAAATTGGGGTGGGCAGAAACAATCAAAACCTTACAAAGCAAGACAGGGTATCTTACAAAGCAGAAAACCTTATGTCAGACAACGTTTTAGCAAATGTTCATGCGGCGGCAGCAGAAATAGGTGCTTGCAAGATATTGGGCGCTTATTGTTACGCTGGCGTCTGGGATATGGCAGACCATGGCAAATATAGCGGCTTGCCAGATGGATTATGGTTGTCAACGGAACTAGAAATCAAATGGCGAAGAAGCAGTTTTTCTATGCCAGTTGACCGTAAAGACGTTGAATTAAATCGGTTGGTTTTATGGGTTGAAAGCAAATTGGCCATAAAATATGGTTGTGTATGCAACTATTGTTCAAACAACAATCTCAAAGAGCAAACTACCGTTAGAATTTTAGGTGGGGGATATGCAAAAAATTTATGGGTTAATGGAAAACCATATAACAACGATATAAACAGGGTCGCAGTACCAGCATTAAAAATAACACCAATAAAGGAGATAGTAAAATGGGAAAGAAAATAGATACAGCAAAGCAATCAGTGCTTTCAAGGTTGTCAGAAGCCTTGAACAAGTCATTGGCTCATAATGGAAATAACCCCTATGACAATGGCTATGCTCAGGGCATTGCTGACGCACTAGAGATTATCTCTAAGAATCAGTAGTCAAAAGTACCCCCCAAAAGGTACTCCAAAAGGTACTTTTGGGTACTTTGAAAAGCCTAATATTAAAGGGTTTTACTTTTTTACCTCCAAAGCACATGGTACTCGCCTTTTTGCAAACAGCATGAGGTACTTGACAGCCCCCAGATGTAGGGTGTACTATTTTTTGGCGGGGGGAAAAGAACCCCAGAAAAGAGCAGAAAATGCACGTTTTATTAGTATTCCTATTACCGGCTTTATTCTTCATGGCAGTGGGTTTCTTTATCCACATGTTTAGTCAAGGCGTTAAAGATGGTATCTACCAAAAGTCCACAGCCCCCAAAAAGGACTGCCCTTGCGGTGGAAATTGCACTTGTAAGAAAGGGAAGTAATGAACCATAGTTTAGAACTCAATGGAGAAGAATTAAACGCCGTTCTTGGTGCTATCAGTATTGCGCAGTACCTAACCCATGAGTCCTACGTTAAATACGGGGAACCGGGGTTGCTAGAATCAATGGAATTACTAAATAAATCAGAAGAATTAATCCGACAACAGACAGGACTAAACTAATGTCAAACCCACTAGACGAATTTACCTACACAATCACCCGTGGCCAATCAATGATGGTTATGGGAATGGTTGCAGCAATCCTTGAGGGCATGGAAAATGCCGTAGAAAAGGGTGCCGACATTGCCGATATCCCAATCGTGTCTGAACTACTATCTGACCTAGGCGGCCAGTTCGCAGAGCAAGACCAGAACTGGGATGACGTAGAGGCTGAATCAGAAGAGTAATGGAAGAGTCCGTCCAAAATTTTTCGGGGGGGAAGAATCCAGAAGACCCCGGAACACTCATACCTTTATCAAAGATAGAGACATTAAAGACTAAGGTAAGAGAACTAAGGTTCCCCTTCGAAGATGGACAAACATGGCCAAGTGGTACTACTAACAATGGGATAGTGTATAACTGGGCCATTAATGACGTAGTACGGTTGATTAATGAGTTCTTGAAAGAACAGGCGGAATAATGCGAGAAATAGTATGGGCAATAGTAGTAAGCCTAGTAACGATAACTTTGGCATTGTTAGCAGGGATTACTGGCCTATGAAGGTTGCTATTTTGATAGTGTTTATCTGTTGCCTAGCAGCGATTATTGAAAGTGGTCAGTTATGATAGAAGAACCACGCAGATACGGTCTTAATCAAGAGGACTTAGAGAAGATGGACAAGACTGAACTGGCTAATTACATGAATTATTTGTATAAACAGTTCACTAGTGCACTTAAAGACTACAAACAGGATGAGTTCTAAGTATTAGAAACCGATTATTAAAGGGTTTTGAGAGAGAAATGATGCTTTCACACCAATAAACGTCCCTTCGCACGCGTATAGGGTACCCTTTAAACCACTAACGGTACATAATCAATTAATAATATAATTATCCCACAAAGAATTATATGAAAACTGCCAGAATTTGTACCAATCGCAGGTTTATTCTAGCACTAAAAAGCGCATGACCCGCGCGAAAATTCAAATATAAAATTCTCACACACAAAACTAATTGAAAACCAGGACGGTTTGTGGTCAATAAAATGCGCGAGATTTTTAGGGGTTTTTGATTTCCTCTAATCGCGCGGGCGCGATGACCAGGTATGATACAATTTCGGTACGCCTTCTGGGAGCAAGTTCTGGGAGCAATAGAAAAGGAAGCAACAACAATGGCATTAGTGTACTTAGATAAAGCAGGCAACTTCGGACAAGCAGATAACATGGTACTGTTTGATACCAGTACGCTACCTATGTCTCAGTTAAAGGAACTGAATAACAAGTTAGATAAGGGTGAAAGTCTATGGTCTTGGGTCTTTGAGATTAATGGTGAAGGCAGTAACATTGGTGGCGTTTCTTACGTAGTTAAAGAGAGCACAGTGATTATGAGTCCTAACATCAGCAATACTTTAAGAATGGCTGCAGAGACCATGTTTCATGGAATTGACGAGTAGTCGTTAGTTCTGCTAAGGTGTATAACAGTAACAACTATGAAAGGATAGTTATGCAAAGCATCAGATGGGAAGCACCACCACATAACGGTGCAACAAAGTGGCAGGCCATGGCCAACGAAATTATGGCCAAGCCCGGCGAATGGGCTTTGATTATTAACGAAGGCAAACCACAGGTTGCCCCTAAGGTATTTAAGGGTGAAGAGTGGGAACGCCGATACATCACTAAGGGTGGCGGATTTAAGTTGTATGTCCGCTACGTGGGATAGTAAATAAAAAAACTCCTCGCAAAAAACTATGAAAACTGCGAGGGCTTTACCTATAGGTTGTTTTAATTTATAGGTTTTTATAATCGCGCGCGCGATAGGATTTGTGGTAATGTTTTTACGTTGCTCTCCGGACAAGCCGGAAGTGACACTTTTACGAAAGGGTAAAAAGTATGAGTTACATTAACAACACAGGATTGCCAATGGCTAAATGCTGGCAAGACTTCCATGACGTATTGCAGTGTGGTATTGACCGAGTTGTACTTTACGGTGCGCCGGGAACTGGTAAGACGTTTGGTGGTCTGACCTACGGTAACGTTGGTAACGGTGTATTCCGTCTGACTTGCACCGAGGACATGACCTCTGCCGACATAGAAGGTACGTGGAAGCCTAACGGCGACAACTGGACATTCTCCGAAGGCAAAGCAGTTCAGGCTTGGCGAGCAGGTGGTCGCTTGGTAGTAGACGAAGGTGACAAGGCTAGTGGTGACGTTCAAGGACAGTTACTTAACTTCCTCGACAGCGTTGCCAGTTCTAGTTGGCAGAACCCCGACACCGGTGAAGTAGTTACACCTAAGTCAGGTTTCTCTGCGGTGATTACTAGCAACATAGAACACCCTGACGACTTGCCTATTGCACTTCGTGACCGTTTCCCGGTGGCTATTGAGATTAACGCTCCGCACCCCGAAGCGTTGGCTAAGTTGCCGGAACACCTACGTACAGTTGCAACAGCAGTTATCTCTGCCGAACCGGAACGCCGAGTATCACTGCGAGCCTTCTATGCGTTTCAGCAGTTGATTACCAACGGCATGCAAGAGGAACGCTCTGCCGAGATGACGTTTGGCAAGGTACGAGCAGAAGCAATTATCGAAGCAGTAAGAATTGGGCGACTAGGTTCAGTCTCTAGTCCGTCATCACTCTCACTGTAAGTTTTACCCTAGTGGGGGCAGGGTTAATTCTCTGCCCCCATGCTTTCCTTAGATTTTTTAAGGAAGGTCATATCGCGCGCGCGATAGCCCGTTGTGGTAGTATTTATTCAGTAGTACGACAAGCGTACTGCAATAGTAAAAGGGGTTTTACAATGGCTAAGGCTAAGAAGGCAGAAGTAGTCGTCTATCCTGAAATTATCGTAGGTAGCCGACCTGACGGTAACAGCGAACGCTGGACAGTCACAGAAGGATTTACGGAGCGAGGTCAGGCTTGGACTAACTTCACCGATAAGCACATTCAAGTTCCACTGATAAATGATGACGTGGCACAAGCGGTTCGTACTCACGAACTTATCCACGCCAAGATTAGTCCAATAGACCCAGTGGCAGTTCAAGCATGGGCTGAAAACAATGGGCTTGACGCTGACGTGATTATGAGTGCCGAAGAGGTGCGTGTCAATGCAGTCTCTAAGAAGTTGGGCTACAACACCGACCTACTGCTTGACGGCAGTGAGAAGGAGACTGGCAAGCGACTGGCAAAAGAAGGTTCAGAGAAAGCCTATGACATGATGATTAAAGGCGGTGGAGCGTTAATCGGTACTAAGGCGTTCCGTCAGTTCATTACCGGCGTTCGTGGTGTCAATAAGGAATGGGCTACTGACCTACGTGAGATGGAGAAGGAAGTCACTAAGGTCATTAGGAGCAACAGTGCAAACAACTTGGCATACGCCAGTGCGCAGTCTATCCAAGACGACAATGGCAACACAGTAGGACAGTTGCCATACGGTTTCTCTAGTTACACCGGCAACATAGCCGGAATTATCAGTGGCTACCTAAAGCAAAACAGTGGTAGTACACCCGACTTCAATAACAGTGGTATCGACATGCCTACCGGCAACAACGCTTGGGCAAAGTTGATTATCAGTAACGTGGTTAAGTTGGATAAGCAGGTCAAGGGTCACTTGGCTAGACGTAAGAAGGCTAGTCCTATCGGCAAGCGAATTGCCTACCCTAGCCGACTACTGACCGACCCCGAAAAGCGTATCTTTAGTCAGAAGCCACGCAACAGTGGCGGTATTGTGTTGCTTGACCTATCGGGTTCTATGAGTCTATCTATCGAACAGATAGAGAAAATGGTAGACACTGCCCCCGGTGCGTTGATTATGGGCTACTCGGCTAATCGTAGTAAGTCAAAGCACCCTAATGCTTGGATACTTGCAGACCGAGGTAAGCGTGTTAGTAGCCTTAATGGTATTCCATACGGCTATGGCAACGGCGTAGATGGCCCGGCACTTGACTGGGCTATTGGCAAGCGTAGAGGTTCAGAGCCGGTTATTTGGGTCACTGACGGAATGGTTACTGGTAGCGGTGACCAAGTGTACGAAGCCGGTGCAGAAGCCTGTGCCAAGTTGATTAAGAAGCACAAGGTTCTAGTCACCCCCGACACTGACGAAGCGGTGGAGATGTTGAAAGCACCGAGAGCGAGCAAGAGCAAGGTCAGAGGGTTCGTAGGTATCTATCTGACTAAGGCACAAGGCGGTACGCAAGGAAAGTTGGAAAGAGTTTAGACAGTAAAGGCTAACCCCTTGCCTACCACTGGTCGGCGTTCAATTCCCCCCGAACGCTGACCGGTGGTGTCTATTAAAGATAAAAAGTCGCCACACAAAAAACTATAAAAACCGCAAACCCGCCATCGCGCGCGTGCGCGATAGCCGATTTGGTACACTGGTGGTAGCCGGATAAGCCGGTGGAAGTAAAAGTAAAAGGGAGCAGTATGGCAGAAGAACCGGAACTCGTTGCAGGACCAACTTTCGACCAAGAAGAAATGGAAATGGTTGCCTGTGCAGTTTGGAACATGGCTGGCAGTGTCTATGAGTCTTGGCAAGAAGATGTCAATGACCTTGAACTGCAATTCATTAGTGAGAAGTACAAAAAACTAGTTGGCAAGTTCCTTGAGTATTCACAAGGCTTGCAAGAAGTCGTTCAAGACGGCATGGAGAAGTTAGAAGCCATGACACCGGAGCAGATGGCAGAACTAGAACGCCGGGCAAAGAAGTCCGACCTTAGTGAGATACTTGAGAAGATTGAAGGTGAGTTCTAATGGAGTTAGTAACTAGAGAGAAATTAGTTGAGTGGTTTGACACTGACAACAACTTGACTGATGAGGAGATTGCTGAACTAAACAGACAACTTGACTACGCTCGTACAGCAGTGTTTCAAGAGTTTGGGTATTATGACTAGGGTAACTGGATTTGCGGTGTACGAAACCGCAGCACACGGAACACCAATTCTTTACTGCCCTACTTGTTTCATTAGACACTTTGGCAAAATGGCTAAAGAAGTAATGAACTCTATCGCTTGCTCATGGCTAGGCGGTGGCGGTGAAGAAACTGTTGAGTGTAATCTTTGCTATAACAAAATTAACTAAAACCCGAAAGGGTTGTATCGCGCACGCGCGATGTGCAGTGTGGTAATGTATTGGTAGTGGATAAGCCACAACGAAAAGGGGAGAACATGCGTACAGGATTTATTAAAGAGTGGGTAGATGTAAGCAAGTGGACTAAGGCTGACTTCTTGAAAGCCATAGATGACCTTGTTGAACGCCGTAACAACTGCATAGGTCACACAATGACAGAGATGTTGAATGACGACATCGAGACACTTATCCAAGCCATGACATCGGCGGGCTTCTAATGGCTACGTGGGCAGAGGTAAGTGCAAGGGTAGGTCGTAATGACATGCTTAGGGTGCTTGTAAATAACATAGGTCAATTAGACCAAGCCGAGATTGCTAAAGGCTTAGCAGACTCTTGGACAATGTGTGAATGGCCTGCGTTCCAAGCCGACAACGAGGTATGGCAGATACTCTTTGACAAGGCAACGGACTGCCAGTTCATTCTTGGTGACGAGGGTGAGTTGATTAGTTACGACACACTGTCAGAGTTCATTACTCTCTATCGTGGTTGTGCTGATGACCACAAAGAAGGTATGTCTTGGACTAGCAGTTACAGCAAAGCCAAGTGGTTCGCTGGTCGGTTCAAGACCATGTGGCCTAGCAACGTCTATGAGATAACTATCCCAAGTATCTTGGTACTGGGTAAGTTTGACCGCCGAAACGAAAATGAGTACGTGGTTGATACAACACGACTGCTGGAAGATGACATACAACTGGCTAACGAGCAGACCGTCATCGAAGCAGACCTCACTGGTTACTTCACTCACTTGTAAAGATAAAAAGCCCTCACGCAGAAAACTATGAAAACTGCGGCTGATGCGGCTGCCATGCGCGATAACTTTTTTAATTCTTCTGGGCCGCAACATCGCGCACGCGCGATAGGCGGCGTGGTAAAGTGTTTGTAGTGGAACAAGCCACAGCAACAAGGAGAAAACATGGGTCTCGACCAATACGCATACGCAGTAATGCCTCACCCACAGAACACAGACCTCTACATCTACTGGAATGACTCTGAGAAAATTAATCAAGATGAACATAAGCAAAGTATGTTTATGCTTGCTCAATGGCGTAAGCATGCCAACCTTCAGGGATACATGGAAGCACTGTACGAAAAAAAGGGCGGGGAAGGAACATTTAACTGCTCGCCAGTACGTCTAACCTTTCAAGACCTCAAAGACTTGAAGCAGGCAGTGATGAACAACAGACTTCCACAGACCGTTGGTTTCTTCTTTGGAACAAGCGACCCTGACCACGACACCGAAACACTGGAGTTCATAGACAAGGCTATGAAGGCTATTGCCCAAGACATGGAAATCTATTACGACAGTTGGTGGTAATCCACGCCCAGCAGAAAAATTAAAACCCTCTGCTGCGCATACATCGCGCGCGCGATAGGCAGCCCTGCTATACTGATGGTATCGGACAAGCCGAAGGAGAGCACATGACAACCAATGCATACGCAGTAGTAGCACAGACAATCATTGACCAACTAGAACAGGGCACAGCACCTTGGAGAAAAGAGTGGGTGTCCAGCGGATACGTACCAAGGTCACTCAGTACCAAGAAGCCATACACCGGGATTAATCACTGGCTACTCTCATTCACCGCTATGGCCAAAGAGTTCGAGTCACCATGGTGGGGAACGTTCAAGCAGGTCAAAGCCATGGGTGGCAGTGTCCGCAAAGGCGAAAAGGGTTCACCAGTAGTTCTGTACAAGTCCATTGACACCAAGGTCACCGAAGGAGAGACAGAAGTCGAACGCAAGGCAGTAATCGTCACCTACTTCACCGTATTCAATGCAGAGCAGGTCGAATGGGAAACCGAAGCACCAGCGTACGAGAAGCCTAAGGCCAGAGCACACGCAGAAGTCATTCTATCGGCACAGAAGGTCGTAGACGGATACTACAAGCGAGAGCAAGACCTCACAATCACCTATGCAGGAGATAGAGCGTTCTACTCACCCAGCAAGGACAGAATTACGGTTCCAACGCCAGAGACATTCACTAGTGACGAAGCGTTCTATGCAACCCTATTCCACGAGATGGGTCACAGCACAGGACACGAGAAGCGTCTCAATCGTGAAGGCGTAATTGAGAACCACTACTTCGGCAGTGAACTCTACAGTGAAGAGGAATTAGTCGCAGAGTTCACCAGTGCGTTCTTATCGTCAGAGACTGGTATCGCCCCCAGCACAATTGACAACTCGGCCAGTTACATTGCCAGTTGGCTTAAGGCACTCAAGAATGAACCAAAGATGTTGGTGAAGGCAGTGGCCAGAGCGCAGAGTGCCAGCGATTACATTCTCGGCAAAGAAAATAAATAGTCGCCACAGACAAAACATTAAAACCCGGAAGTCAACGGGTTACACGCGCGATAGTTTTTTAGAATCCCCGGCCGCCGATTACATCGCGCGCGCGATAGCAACTATGGTAAATTATTTATAGGTGGAAATGCCACCAAGCAGTACAGAACAGAGGAGAGCACAGTGGCCACAATTACTACTGATGTAGACGTCAAAGAAGGCGACAAGTTGTTTGAGGCAGTTCACTTTCTATACGACAACAAGCAGGACACAGTCGTATTACGTCTAGACGGAATTACAATGTTTTTCCGAGACGGTGACCAGTTGGAGATGTTTCTTCACGAAGCACTCCAAGCGTACTTCACCGGAGCCGAGAAGTTAAAGCAACTGGCCAAGGCGTAAAAATCTGGTGGCAGGGTTTCTTAGAAATCCTGCTGCCGTTATATCGCGCACGCGCGATGCCACAATGATACACTGGTTATGTACCGACAAGCGGTACGGAGAGAAAGGAATGACATGACAGTCAAAGTCGGTCAGAAGTACACAACACAGAAGTCAGGAGTTACAGGTCGTATTATCAAAGTTGAGGTCAACCCAACTGGCACAGCACGCCTGCTACTACTCACCAGCAACCTCAAGTTACGTTGGACAACCTACGTTCCTGAGCGTCGTGGAAACACAGTTACGGTGGTTCGCTAATGAAGGCGGTCATCATCAAGACAAACGGCCTTAAAGAGGTCGTGGAGTTCACCAACGAGACCTGCTACGAGACAATCAAAGAAGCGGTCGAAGGGTGGGTTCAGTGTGTGCCACTCGGAGAACTAGACCTCTGGTGCAACGAGGAAGGCAAGTTGGAAAGCCTGCCTTTCAACACCACAGCCACAGGGCTATGGGAAGACATTTACGGCGAGACTGACATCATTGTTGGTAACGCAGTATTCACCAGTGGCACAGATGACGAGGGCAACACTCTCGGACTATCTGAAGAGCAAGTTAAGTACTTACTCGAATACCAGCCAGCATAAGTTTTACCCCATGGGGGTCGGTGGCCTTACCCACCGACTCCCGCTCTCCCCCCGCGCGATGCGTATTGCGGGTTTGGGGGGATACCAGGGTATTACTTTCTTATTTGAGTGGCGAGAATCGAATCGTAGGTGGCTCTCATCAAAGATAAAAAGCCCCCACACAAAAAAAATCAAACCCTGGGGGTGACGGGGTATTACGCGCGATATTTTGAAATCTAGGATTGACATACATCGCGCATGCGCGATAGGCGTCGTGTACACTTGAAGTAGTGGAACAAGCCACTTAGTAAGGAGAGCAGTATGAGCAGACGAAGCAACAAGGGAACACCAGCCGAACGCTATTTTGTTTGGACACTGGGAGTTCTAAGCGGAATGATTGTATTCTTTTGGACACAGAGCCTTATCCCATTCAATGACATCTCGGTTGTCCGTCAATGGGTCGAAAGCATTATCCCTAGTGTTATCGGTTTCTTGGCTGGTATCAACTTGGGCTACACGATTGTAATGCGAGGTCGTAAGTAATGAGAGACCACATCTGTCACCACGCACACCTCTACTACTCATGCAGTTTGACCTACGCACAGGCGGTTCACAATTTTGCGGTCGGGGGAAAAGAGTGTGTGAAGCAGTACGGAGTACAAGCCTGCGACCACGCTATGCAAGTAGCACAACACGCTATGCAGACGGCTAAGCATGGTATCTTGACTTGGAAGGCAAGGTAATGGAAGAACTGACCAACGTAGTCACTAAGGCTAGAGAATACCTAGCACAGATAGACACAAGCAAGCCAGAGGAAGCCAAGAAGCGCATAGGCGAACTCATTGTATGGCTTGAGTCATGGGTAGGAGAAAGTGATGACTGAACTCGAAAGAGCACAGAAGGCACTGTTTGATTACATGGACAGCATAAGAAGCAACTACATTGGTGGACTGACAGAGATGACACCAACGCAAAGAGCAGTGCTTGACCAACTGTATGAGAAAGTTCTATTGGCACAATAATTGAAATCCCCGAAAGGGGTTATCATCGCGCGCGCGATACACCAAGTGATACACTGGTATTACACAAGAGGGAGAGAAACCCTGAAGTGAAACAAGTTTTAGTTCGGGGGGAAACCCCCGGACTAAGACACCAAGACTAAGGAGAGCAGTATGGAAGAAGAAGTCGTATTCTGTTTCAATGGCAACACCCATGACGAAGGACAGTGTGCAGAGTGTGAAGCACAGGCACTTGGCTGGAAAGACTACGCCGAGCAGATGAGGAACTACGTAGGACACTAGAGATAGTTAGTCCTCACAGAAAAAACATTAAAAACCCAGGAGTTTCTGGGTTATGTGCGCGATAATTTGAAATCCGCCGCCTCTGGTTATCGCGCACGCGCGATACGAGATGTGGTATCGTATTGGTAGTGGGAAAAGCCCCACAAGAACAGGAGAGCAGTATGCAAAAGGAATTAGACCTAGTAACTATTCAGGTTTCACGAGATGAAGCCAGAATGATTAGCACAGCACTTTCATCAAGGGGAGTAGTGTTTGCCATTGAGTACCTAAAGGAAGGCATTGACTCACAAGACCGACTGGCTAAGAGTTACAGTGAACTATCCAAGAAGGTTCAGGCTCAGAAGGTTGCACAGTTCGAGGTAGCCGAGGTATAAAAACCTCCCTCGCAAAAAACATTGAAACCTCGGATTATTGAGGTTACACGCGCGATTATTTGAAACCTCGCGGCAGTCAATTATCGCGCGCGCGATAGGCAGCGTGGTAATCTTTTTATGTCGGGGAAAAGCCCCAAAGACAGGAGAGCATTATGTGGCAGTTACGGAATACAAGGACTGGGGAAAAGTTCCAGTGGGAAGTAGATTCAGCAAACACTAAGCAGGGCATCAAGTTCATCTACAAGATGATGGACTGGCGAGAAGCAGGAAACGGCTCTGATGTATTCGTGGTGGAAAGGGCATAGGTATAAAAATGCCCCTCGCAGAAAAACCTGAAAACTGCGAGCGGGTCATTATCGCGCGCGCGATAGGGACTATGGTACACTGGTTATAGATACGGCAGACCGAAGTAAGTAGGGCAAACCGTATTGCTGGTGGGGTCAGGATAACCCCGGGTGGATTTCAGGGCAGGCGGTTGTAAGCGTCAAAACCCTGAAATCCTTAAACCCCCCTAATCGCGCACGCGCGATAGGCACTGTGGTAATCTGTTGTTAGTGGGAAACGCCTGCTACCAAGATTTAGGAGAGTTTCAAAATGGCTAAGCGAATTGCAAACAACAAATGCGCAGAATACATAGCAACACTAAAAGAGTTTCAGGGGTCTAACCTCAGGGGCGAAATTGTTGCGGGGCGTTATGAGATTTACTCGTACTGGACTAAAATGGCTGAAATTGACATCAACGCCGGGGCATACTGGATAAATGAGAACAAGTACAGCCAGACTACCTCTAGGCAGATGACATACGTACGCAAGGGCATACAAGACCTTCTAGCCCCCATTGAGGGCTAAGTAATCGCCTGGGGCTGGGGTGGCCTTACCTGCCCCAGTCCCGGCTCTCCCCGGGCCCGCGCGAGAAATAAAAAGCACTCACGCAAAAAACTTTGAAACCTGCAAGGGCGAGGGGTGTAATGCGCGATAGATAAAAAGCACTCACGCAAAAAACTTTGAAACCTGCAAGCGCGAGGCCCACAACGCGCGATAGAAACTCAATCCGCCGAAACTGCGCGAAGATTCTCATAAATAAAAAGCGTCCACAGAAAAAACTTTGAAACCTGCATGGCCGACGCCCACTGCGCGCGATAGGAAGGTTGGGGGGGGGGGGGGGGGGGGGGGGGGGGGGG